CAGCGGGTCATGATCACCACGATCCGACCACCCGGCTTCAGACGGGTCAGCAGGTCGTTCGTCCACCACTCCCAGGTCTTCTCGCGCACGCGCTCGGAGTCTGCGTCCTCGCGGCTGCGCACCGGGTCGTCGACCACAATCAGGTCGCCGCGGCGGCCAGTGACGGATCCACCGACACCGACAGCCGTGTACTCACCACCGTGGTTCGTGCCCCACCGGCCTGCGGCCGTGCTGTCTGCTGCCAGCGCCACCTGCGGAAAGAGCGCCTTGAACTCGACATCGTCCACGCCATTGCGCACCCGGCGGCCGAATCGCTCGGCCAGCTCGGCGGTGTGCGACGCCGCGATCACCGACAGCTGCGGGTTGCGGCCAACAAAGTATTCGGGAAAGTAGACGCTGCCGTAGGTGGACTTCGCCGATCCTGGCGGCATCATCACCAGCAGCCGATCGCATTCGCCCTTTTCGACCTTGTCCAGCGCGTTCGTCAGCAGGACGTGGTGCGGCGCCAGGCTCATGTCCTCCGGCAGGCGGTACGTGCAGTAGTGCGGGAACGACTCCCGCGCCTTGCGCCGGGAGAGCAGTTCGTTGGCGGCTTCGGCCGGCGCGATCAATCTTTGTCCTCCGGCATAACGCCCTGCTCGTCGGGTCCAGCAAACGGACTCAAGCCAGCAGCCAGGCGCTTCTGCGCATGGAATACCGCCTTGCCGACGATCGCATCGGTTGGCTCGCCGTCCTCGAGCAAGTGCCGGATCTCGGCCTTGGTCAGGCCCGGCACCAAGAGCGGGATCTCCAACTCCTTGCCGTCGATGTTCACGCCGACCGACAGCTCGGTGGAGATGTCGCCATCGGGACGCTTCAACGCGCCAAAGAATCCCATGCCTTTCGGCGTGCCGTCAGTGCGGTTGCCGAAGTTCGCCGGATCGACCGGCATCTGATCTGCGACTAGCCCTGGCATTACGCGCCCTCCTGCATGCCCTTGGCAGCGATCGCCAGCAGCTCATCGTCCGTCATGGCCAAGAGCTTGATCGGACCGCCGCCTTGCCCCGTGTGCTCGATCGTCGCCTTGTCGTTGTAGGCGGCGTTCAGCTTCGCAGCGATCTTCATGTTCGTGTCGATCGCCACCTTCAGCCCGGCTGCATCGCCCTGCGCCGCCGCCTGGCGGCCGTAGTCCAGCGACGCCTCGATCAGGTTGTGCGAGCGCAGGATGTTCGCGTTCGCGTACGTCTCGCGGGTCTCCTCCGACTCCATCAGGATCTGGCGCAGTTTCCAGCCGGCAATCTTGAACTTCAGGGTATCGGCAATCGACTGGAAGGATTCGCCCCACACGTAGCGGTCAAAGACCTCGTCGGCGACGGCCAAGACCTCGGCCTTCAGCTCGTCTGCGGCTTTACGCTTTGGCTCGACGTGCAGCGCCGGGCCGATGTTGGTGGGTCTGCCTTTCTTCATGTCACCACTTCACTTTGTTGGCCCAGTACGCCGCAGACATCTTGCCTTTGGCAATGTTGTCGGCGTGACGGGCTTTAAATGATTCGTTTCGCTTCGTGCCCTCGGGCGAACCTTTGACGCCCTGCTGGCCGAAGCGGATCAGCTTCACGTCGTCGCCGGACTTGGCCAGCACGACGTGCGATTTAGTCGGATGGCTGGGCGTGCGCTTCGGGCTGTTGTAGCCGGAGAACTCCATGCCGCGGTAAATGATGCCCATGATCAGCTCACTTTCTCGCGGTCTTGGCCGCAGCCTTGAAGTCGGATTCCGACGGCGCGCCCTTGGACCCAGGCTTGCGCATCTTCTCGCCGCTGCCTGCCTTGATCCGCTCACGCTTTCGATGAATGTTGGCGTACAGGCCCTGCGATGCTGCCCTGCCAATGATTCCTCTGCCGTCCATCACCATCTCCGAAAAGGGTGGCCCCGCGATCTCCAACTTTCGTGGGAGACAGTTTCACTACGGTCAGAGCCGGGGGCCGTAGATACGAAAAAAGCCCGCAGATGCGAGCTTTTCCGGGGCGCACTGCCCCGCCGGGGAATTTACACCAATGTGATACTTCGGTCAATCGTCGATCGTTTGCGGCAGGCGCTGCAGTCCCTGACGGGTGCAGAGCGCCAGAAAACGGATCGCCGCCTGGCACGCCTCGCGGTTGCTGGCGATGCCCCACTCCTTGCGGATGTACAGGATCGATGCCGACACGTCAGCGTCAAGAGCAAGCTGCAGCTGCCGCGTGCCCCGGTTCCTGCGCACCTTCTGCTGCCGCTCGGCGTCCGTCATCGCGTGCGGCTTGCGCGAGCGGAAGCCCATCTTCTTTGGCAAGCCGTTGTCAGTCATGCTCACCATCTTTCGACATCACACACAGCGACGCCAGCAGGATGCCAGCCGCCGCACCGATCAGCATTCCAACGATTAACATTCCCATGATTGCCTCGCGCAAGTATGTCAATGCTTATGCTGCCACTCGACGATACAGCGCGTCCATGAGCTTGGCCACATCCGCTGATCGGCCCGACTGGTTGGCGTAGATGCTGTCTGTCTTGCGTTCGATGCACATCCGGCAAACCCATCTGGCGGTGTTGCGCAAGCGGCGCTTCTCTCCGGTGCTGCCGTCGCGCATAGCCTGGCAGCTGGTGCAGAACTTTTGGCTCATGTGTTTTTCTCCTTCAAGCTCACGCAAGTACCGCACAGTGCGCCATCGTCAGGCACGATACCGTCACCGCATGAGCAATAGACGCGCTGTGGCGGGGCGGTGCGTAGTTTGTCAATCCATTCTCTAGCTTCAGCGTCAAGTCTTTCCTGCGCTATTTCGTTAAAGCAGATGTACTGCTGCCAAAAGTCGGCGCAGTCATTCATCCACGCCACCGGCTCCGGTTCAGGTTGTGCAATACGCGCTGGTGTGACGTTCTTCAACGCCCAGTCAAGCCACTTAACGGGCGACATATCGTAATACCCATCAGGGCCGACCGTAGAAAGCTCTTCACCTAATCGCATGGCTACGCTTTTCCATGCTGTGTTTGTCCATACGCTGGGGCCAAGCTGCGCTACTGACGCACCCGTGCTGTAGATATGCGTCACGCCCGATGGAGTCATCTTTAAGTCCCATCGCGAAAGTCTGGTGCGTAGCGCCTTCATCACATCAGCGCGATCGGTGGCGCGCCCCGATTCAAAAGCGTCGAGTGCCTGCTCAAGCAGGTCGCGATCAGTCGTCATCTTTCACCTCCCAGATCACTGTCGATCCCGGTGGCATTAACGCATCAGGATTGCATTCGCATGGCATGCCTGCGCCATCGCAGAAGATGCAGTTGTGAGCTTCTTTGTTCGGATGGTTCTCGCACACCCACAGCGTGCCGTTGCAGTTGGGGCAGGTCATGATCTTCCTTCGGTCATTTTTTTCTTGATGCTCGCGGGGATCTTCGGCTTCGGACACCAGCCGAGACAGTCGTCGCTCCAGTTACCAATGATCAGCACGCCGCCAGGATTCAAGAGCAGCACGCTGGCATTGCGTGGTGGTGGATCGATGTCAGGATCACGGAACCACAGTGCGTCGGTGGTCGGGTGTAAAGGGTCGCTCATTCGTCCCCCATCATCAGCGTGATCCAGATCGCCATGCCGATTAGCAGCACCAGGCCGCCGGCTGCGATTAGTACGACGCCAAGAAACATAAGGGTCATGCTTGCATCTCCTTCATCAGGTATCGCAGCTCCACGGTCTGCGCTGCTTCGCGCAGCTTCGATACGTTGGTCTTCTTCATCACCTCAATCGCAATTGCAATGAACGTCTCGATCTCAGCGCGCTCTTCATCGCCCCAGCCGATCAAGCCTGCAATGGCAGACTGCATGCGCTCGTCTTTCAGCTTTGCCGCTCGCTCGACCAGGTACTCGAGATCCTCACGCGGGATGGCTGAGCGTTGCTGCAGCAGATCCGTCATGCGAGCGGCCTGCTCGGCAACGAAGTCAGCGTCGGGTCGTATGCGTCGCATCGTTAGCCTTCACAGACGGTGTTTGTTTCTGTTCTTCCGGCACCACTCGCGGTGCTCGGTGCTGAAGTCCGGGCTGATCTCAACGAGCTGGCAAGAAGGCTTGTTCGGAACTTTGTCGAGCTGCGTTGCGAAGTACAGCGACCAACACGCGACTGCGGCCATGTACACGTACAGCAGCAGCTCTGTCGTCTTAATCTCTTTCATTGACTCCCCTTCATTCCGGTTTGCCCGTCATCAAGTCCACGAGCGCCGCATACGCAGCTTTGCTCTGCTCGTGCGTCTTGGCGCGCACCACGTCGTAGCCCAGCACGTACGCACGCGCCAGCCTTCTCAGCAGTGCTGCAGCCTCAACGTCGCCCTCGTCACGCGCACGGTCCAGCAACATGTCAGCCAACTGCTCGGCCTTTCGCTCAATCGAATGCATGTCTCCTCCTTTTTTTGTGCTTTGGAATTATAAGCTTTGTGATACTTCTAGCCAAGGGTTTTGTCGACAAAGTCCGCGACCATCTGCACCGCCTCGACCAGCAGTCGCTCGTCGTCCTCGCCGGCCGGCAACGTCTTGCGTGACCATGGCCTGAAGTGCCGGGACAGGACGCGGTAGTGCTCCGCATGCTTGGTGTGCAGGTGCTCGACGGCCGCGGCCACCGCCTGGATCTCGGCGCTTGAGTAGCCGAACACATCGACCTCGGTGCTGATCTCGAGCAGGCCGCGGAAGGTCGGCGACACCGACGGCAGGCCAAGCCTCTGCTCAGCGTCGTGCCAGTCCGATCGCGCCCAGCCGTGCAGCAGCTCGGCAGCCCATGGCGGGTTCAGCTTCACACACGCTCCAGCCTGCAGCCTTCCAGCTCGGTCCGCTTGACCTCGACCACGGTCCGCGTGTACGGCCAGCCTCGGCTGTCCACAAACACCACGCGCACGCGGTCGTCGCTCTGCCGCATTGATCGCGCTGCCTTGCCGATCGCCAAGTTGGCAAGCTTGCAGCGGCCAGTGACTGTCTCCCAGGTCTTCGCGCCGTACGGCCGCACCTGGCCGATGAAATAGCCGCTTATCTTTTTGAAAATCATCGTGTCCCCTCCTCGCTGACCTCGACCATCACCCGGCCGCCCTTCACCGGCTCGACCACCTCAAACCCGACGCGCCACTTGCTGTCGTCCACGCCCATCGCATCAGCCAGGCCATCGAGGCCGGCCTTCATGGACGCGAGCATGTTGTCCCAGTCCCTGGCCCGTTTGTCCGGCGGGAAGAACATCAGATCGACGCGTACGGCGTTTTCTGACCCCCGGAGGTATCCAAGCCCCGCCAGCTCGCCGATCGCCCTGCAGCGGGCGCGATAGACCCTTTTGAGCTTGCTCGTCACCGCCCAGTGCTCGCGCGCGTTCGGCGACAGACGCCGATCAGGCCAAGGAATTTCCAGCAGGAAACTTCTTTTGTGACAAGTCACATTATTAATTTTTTCTATCACTTTGCTGATCTCCATTAATCATTGTGATAGTTCTGCGGTGCGGCTTTTGGCGCAAACCGGGTGGACTTTTTGTGAAGTTTTTCTGGCCTGTCCGCCACCCATCCGCCTCTATCCGCCACCCCTAAAGGGTGTGGCGGATTGGCGGATAGCGCCCGCCAAAGATCCGCCAACTTATCCGCCAACTGCCACCACCTCAAAACCCGCATAAACACTGGCTTTTTTCGATGTCGCTGGCTTATCCGCCAGCTATCCGCCAAACATCCGCCAGTTGCCAATTTGATACGTCCGCCAAGCTATCCGCCAACACTTTTGCCTATTTTTTAGGCAGATAAATCACTCGAATTCATGGCCAGAAAACCGGTCATGGACAGGTGATCTATTGCACTTTCGGAAAGATCCCAGCCGCCCTTGCCGCCGCTTGCGAGACCCTGATCCTTCATCGTTTTCATGATTCTGGAGATCGTCCGCTCGCTGCAACCGAGCGCGATCGCCATCGGCGGGACGCCCGGCCAGCGCGGATGCATGGCCTTGGCCACGTCCAAAGCGGTCAGATCCGTGCCGTTGGTCCGCTTGCCGACCACGAAGTCCATGGGGTTCCCGTCGACCTCGATGTAGGCGCCCATGATCTCGACATCGCATTCGTCGTTGATCCCAAGGCCGGTCTGGACGATCTTGAATCGCCGCTTGGCCGGCATCTCGGCGTCTTTCATTTTGGTAACTTGCATCTCGATCTGGCCCATCGATCCCTTGACCCAGATCTCCTGGTCCATGGCGCCTTTGAATGCGGAAGATCCCCGCGCACGGTCCATGTCATGGCCTGAGTGGTGGACGGTCATGACGTTGCACTTCCACCGCCGGCGGATGTACTCGTCCAGGTGCTCGATGAACATGTTCGCGTCCTGCTGCTTGTTCTCGTCCCCGTCGCCGAAGTTCCTGGCCAGCGTGTCGACGATCACCAGCGACGGTGCGTGCCCGGTCTGCGCGGCCAGCCGCTCGACTTCCAGCGACAGGCCTGCTGCCGCGTCAGCGTTCAGGATCATGACCGCCCGGTTGGACTTGAAGAGCGGAACGTCCTTGGACAGCTTCACGCCGCGCGCTTTCTGCCAGGCTGCGAATCGGCGTGCGAGACCGTTGTGGCCTTCGCCGGCGATGTAAAACACCGCTCCCTGCTTAACAGGCATCCCGTGCCAGGGTGTGCCGGTGGCAACACAGCAGGCGATGTCGACCACGGTGAAGGACTTGCCCCCGCCGGAGGGTCCAAAGACCATCGACAGGGCGTCCGTCTCGAGGTAGTTCTCGACCAGCCACTGGATGGGTTTTAAGTCGTTCAGCAGCTCGTCGACCTGCGTGAACAACGGCCGGTCTGGCTCTTGTGCCTGGATCTCGCCGGTCTCTGGATCGACGAACTGCAGTGCCGGGCGTGGCGGTGGCTTGTATTTCTCCTCAGCGCCGCGCACGCAGCGAGGGATGTCTTTGTATCGGCTCTCCCAGCGATCGTCTTTGGCGCCTGGATAGGCGTTCATGAGGCCGCGCAGCATGTTCGTGACCGCCGCTGGGTGGGCGCCGGTTGAGATCATCGATGCGGCAATGATGTTCAGTGGCTCATGAAATGAGCCTGCCATGACGGCCTGCACGGCTGCCTGCAGTTTCTCGTCCTGCGTTGTGCCGAACGAAGTCGGCATCGGAATTGAGAGGTTTGCTGCGGCCACCGATGCATTGCGCACCGAGTCCAGATCCATGCCGACCGACGCGCATGCGTCTTCCAGTGTCAGCCGGATCTCCGGGCGCCAGACCAGCAGGCGATGCTTGAAGTGCCCCGTCACCCGCGGCTTCTGGTTCGTCCCCTGCGGCAGGCGAACGTATCGAACAGAATTGTTGCCGGAGATGTCGCCGCCAATGAAGCCGCGCATGGTCATGGACTTCACGACCGCCGAGCACAGGTCTTCGTTGGCGCAATCTGGATCGTCGCCGTCTAAGAAGTAGCCAGCCTGGGTCTTGCCGGGTGATGTCTCGAGCACCCACGAGGGTGGTGAGAAGAGGCTTTCGAGGTCCACGTCGTCGACCACCAGCGCCAGCATGCGAACGAAGGTGGACTTTCGCCGGTAGAAGTAGCCGTCCTGTGCCTTGCCGACTGCAGCAACGCTGAAGTAGGTATTGAACTCTCCCCAGCTGTCGCACATTGACCGCTCGTGGTCGGCCGGCGTGTAGACCACGCCCTTCCACTTTGCGTCATCGCTGTTCGGGTTCCCGTGGAAGCGGTTGACCCACAGGCACGCGCCTTCTGGCGCACCCTGCGCCAGCTCGGCCAGGAAATCGGTGTTGGAAACTACAGCATTGTGATTCTCTTGTGTGCTCATCACGAAATTGCCCTCCCCTGCACTGCCGTGAGCGGGAAGGAAGGTGTGTGAGCGATGATTGTTTTGACTGCCACTGATGAACCCCCTCAATGCTTGAACCTGGAAAAAGAAAGCCGAACGGCAGGCGGCGGTTCAGTCCGCTTTTCGGGAGCTACCCTAGCCGTGGCTCAAAACTTAACCATTGTGATATTCAGCTGCTCAATTTAGGTGCCAAATCCACCATAACGAGCACTTGCACAAAACTTCACAGCTGTTATGCTCTGCGCCTCAGAATCTCAGGTGATGCCTTGAGTTTGCCCTTGGTGATGTGCTCGAGCCGCAGCTGCTGCAAGTGGGGAATCTTCCCCCGAGTTCGCCACATGGAGATGGTCGGCTGCTGCACGCCGAGTGCCTGGGCGACAGCGACTTGCGATCCGAAGAACTTGATGACTTGGTCTATTTTCATGATGTGAATTATTGAGTTTGCAGGTACTTGCTCTAACAGTATAACTCTTGTGATGGCGGAAAGGGAAGCCCCCTTTTTCCGCCTCTATTCCAATGACAAAGCATGTTCCGCAAAACCACGTAGGCGATAAGCTTGATCCCGCATTTCAGTCCTGGGCCAAGAAGGCCTCTATAGGAGAGAGACTGAGGTGGTTACTTGAGTACCGGGACATGAAACAGACGCAACTCGCAGAGACCATTGGCACCACGCAGGCGGCGATATCGAACATCGTCACCAACGCATCACGAAAACCCAGCGCACCGACGCTGCTCAGAATGGCAGCCGCCCTCCAGGCGTCCGCAGACTGGATCATCACCGGCGACGGGCACCCGTTTGAAGTCTCGACGGTAGGCAAGCGCGCCGAGAAAGACCTGCTGGCAGCGTTTCGGGACATGGATCCACAAGCCCAAGCGGCGCTGCTTGCTGCCGCGAAGGCGATGTCAAACAAATAATTATCCTTGGCACTTCAGTAGTTGCCTCTACTTATTTACCCTTGAAAACTTCTTGCAAGTAACTTCACAATGGTGATATATTGTCTCCGTGATCTCAACGATCACAGCTTTTCCGGGGCGACCGGAACGAGTCAAGGAGACCAACATGAGCAACTATATTCACCAGCTGCAAAATCAAGTCAACGACTTGCAGCACGTCGTCATCACCCGCGCTGAGCGCGTCCAGGAATTCCGGCAGCACCTGCTGTCGTCGAAGTTTCCCCCGATCCAGCATGACGGCAGCCGGGGCGATCTGGTCAGTGTGGCCGAAGTTTTCAACTGGCTGCGCTACATCGAAAACCCTGCACTTGAGACCGTTTAAGGAGACCGCCATGCAAAAGCGCAACTACATCGCCGAGATCGATTCACGTGTCGCAGGCATCCCTTGCAAGATCGGCGTCGTTGAGTACTCCCGCTACGAGGGTTCGTATTCGTACAACGCACCCAGCGACATCGACTACTACGGCTACACCGAGATGGACTTCGACGTGCTGGACCGCCGCGGCCGCCCTGCTGCCTGGCTCGAGCGAAAGCTCGACAAGGACGAGCGCGCTGACATTGAGTACCTCATCTCTGATTACTTTTCTTAACTATCACATTGCTTATTTGGAGACCGACATGATCGACATGGCACAAGCAGACCGCACCCTTCGCGCCAAAGGCGACGGCAACGACAAAGTGTTTGAGAACTTTCGCACCCGCTTGCGCGGCACGAACGACCAGGAATATCAGATCTACCTGGCCTGCGCCGACGACGGCAATGGTGGCGACATCACCCGCGGCGGTGCCCCGCTGAAGACCTATCAAGAATGGTTGATGAGCTGATGAGCCGCGCCCTTCGCATCGCTTACGTACTCGTGTACGCCGCTGCCCTGGTGGTGGCGTACATGGACCTTTTTATCTGGAGACCCTAATGAGTCCATACAAAAACCACATCTTGCGCAACGCCAAGGGCATGTGCATCACGTCAGAGATCCTGCTTGACATGGTCGACATCTGCGGCCGCAGGCGTCCGTCATTCACAGGATTGAAAGATGCCGCAGTCGTTGACGGTGTTTGCAGCCTGCCGACCGCGCACACGAAGCTGCACTGGCTAATCGACAACGGTTACCTAGTCTCAGAAATTAATCAACACGATCGCCGCGCCAAGATCTTGCGCGTGACTCTTAAAGGCGATCGCTATCTGCGTGAGGTGAACAAGTGAAACGCTACGGCATCCTCGACGACGACGATCGCGTCATCCGCTGGGTGTGGGACAAGCCTGGCGCTGGCTACCGGTATGTCGAAGTCAAGGTGCCGCGCCGTCGCAAGCCGCGCATTGATCTGAGCCAATTTGAAGAAGCACTTTTTTGAGGAACGCAAAATGAGAAAGTATGAAACCCACTACGACGACTGCGCTGCAAGTGTTTTTCCGCAACTTGCATGGGTAGCGTATGAGGAAGGCGCCTGCGGTGATGACATCCATGCTCGAGGCGCGACGCCCGAAGAAGCGATTGAGAACCTGCGCGAAATGCTGGACGACTAATTGACTGGAGTTTTTCTTATGGGAAACAAAACAGCTCATCCTGTGTTTGATGTTTTAATTGAGCGTTTCGGTCTGAAAAACGATGTCGATATAAGCAGGCTAATTGGCTTTCAGTATTCGTATATCTGGAAGCTGCGCAATCGGATCGTTGCTGGCAGCCCTGCGGTTGCTCTGGCAATTCACGAAACATTCGGTATGCCGATCGCAGAGATCCGTTCTCTGGGCGGCGACGACTTCGTCGGCATCAGCCGGCCAACTAATCGTACGGAGGTGCAAGCATGAACAATCGCAAATGGCCACGAACATTGAACGAAGCTTTTCCAAACACCATTGAGTACAGCTGCGCAATCGAACGCCCCAGGCCAAGAAACTGGATTTCTTGGAATCGATTGATTGTCTGGTTTATTGTTGGCGGCCTTATCACAATGCTAATCCGAAATATCGTTTTACCCCTTGCATAACTTCACGCTTGTGATATTATGTGTCCGTGGTCAACGCATTGACCACCTGACCTGGCAGCACCAGGCACTCTCAAAGGAGACGCATCATGTTTGATCTGAACGACATCGAAGTTATCGAAGGCGACGCTGAAGTTTCTGAGCTTGAGTACTACGCCAGCATTCAGCGCGCCATCAACTCCGGCACCGCGTGGTCTTTCCAGGGCAGCTACGGCCGCGCCATGATGGACGCCATCGAAAGCGGCTACTGCCTGCTGGGTAAGGCCGGCGCCCGTGACTACTACGGCAACTACATCCCCAGCCGTGACGAAGTCATGGAAGGCACCAAGGGTTCGATCAGCTACGTCCAGGACCGCATGGGCGAAGACTGGCTGTTCGAAATGGAAAACGTCTAACCGGAGGTATCACAATGGCTATTTCCACCATCCCCTTTGCCCATGTCCGCGAGTTCTACGAACGCAACCAGCCCGACGGGCATTGGTTTGACGCGGCCACCATGCGCTTCTTTAAAACCAAGCTGCCTCAGATTGCTTACGAGTCTGAGGCCGGCATCCACTTTGTCACACGCGAAACAGACCCAGGCGGCGTGTCGGCCTACAGCGTGCGCCGCCAGCTGCCGAACGGTGAGATCAAGACTGTCGGCGAGTTTCACAGCTACAAGACGCGCGCCGCCGCTGCGACTGCCATTCGCCTGTTGAGCAAGGAGGCCAGCCATGTGGTGGTCTGAATCCTCCGGTCGCATTGAACTCAAGATGACACTGAAGCAGGCGCAGTCCTGCAGTCATCCTGGCCGCTGCGACGACGACGTTGTTGCCCTGCGCCAGGTGCCGGCCATCAAGCGCCAGCTCGAGAAGCTGGACCCGAAGCTGGTGGCCGACTGCCTGCGCGAGTACGGCGCCTGGGACGAAGAGCAGCTGGCCGACCATGAGTACAACTTGGACCGCCTGCTGTGGATCGCAGCGTGCGACATCGCTGAAGAAAACTTTCTGAAGACCGCTTGACGGACTTCACAATGCTGATATACTTAACCCCGGTTCATCAATAACCCACTCCCGAAAGGACGCATCATGAAACCCATGACACTGCAAGACCTCATCAATCTCCGCATCGCCGCCAAGCGCGAAGAAGACAAAGCCGTCCAGGCACGTCGCGATGTGGATGCTCAGATCGCCGAGCTGCTCAAAGACCCTGCCAAGCCTGAAGGCGCCGTATCCCAAAAGGTCGACGGCTTCAAGATCACCTGCACCTACAAAGTCGACCGCAAAGTATCTGCTGACGAGCTGCAAAAATCGTGGGACAAGCTGTCTCCTGAAGTGCAGGCCGTGTTCAAGTGGAAGCCCGATGTGTCGACCTCAGAGCTGCGCAAGCTCGACGACAAGCAGCAGCTCGCTGCTTCGAAGTTCATCACGACAAACCCTGCTTCGCCGTCGATCAAGATCGAAGCGATCTGATTTCTTTTCACACTCGGAGACATCACAATGGCTATATCCCTCAAGTCCACCAAGGACGCCGCCCTTGACGGCATCAAGGTTCTCGTTCACGGCCCTGCCGGCGCTGGCAAGACCAGCCTGTGCGCGACCACCGGCGAACCGACCATCATCATCAGCGCCGAGTCCGGCTTGCTGTCGCTGCGTGGCGTCGACATCCCGGTCATCGAAGTCAAGACGCTCGAGCAAATGTACGAGGCGTACGACTTCGTCGTCAACGATCCGCAGGGTCAGGCCTTCAAGTGGGTCTGCTTGGACTCCATCAGCGAGATCGCTGAGGTGGTGCTGAACCACGAGAAGAAAGTCGCCAAGGATCCGCGCCAGGCGTACGGCGCGCTGGCCGAGAAGATGACGGATCTGATCCGTGCCTTCCGCGACCTGCCTGGCCGCAACGTGTACTTCAGCTGCAAGCAGGAGCGCACGAAGGACGAGCAGTCAGGCGCGATGCTCTATTACCCGGCCATGCCCGGCAACATGTTGAAGCAGGGCGTCGGCTACTTCTTCGATGAAGTCATGGCACTGCGCGTTGAAAAGGATGCCGACGGCAATCCCACGCGCTGGCTGCAGACCAGCCGGGATTTCAATTACGAGGCGAAGGACCGGTCCGGTTGCTTGGACATGTTCGAACCTCCAAACCTCGCGGACATCGCCGCGAAGATTTCTTCCACCGCCAATTAATCCTGAAAGGACACCCATCATGGCGCAATTTCAATTCGACACCAACACCGTTGAGAAACGGGAAAACAACTTTGAGCTGCTGCCGGCAGGCTGGTACGTCGCTCAGGTCGTTGAGAGCGACATCGTCAACCTGAAGTCTGGCAACGGCCAGGCTATCAAGCTGACGTTTGATGTGCTCTCTGAAGGCCACCGCGGCCGCAAGATCTGGGCGCAGCTGAACGTCCGTCACAACAACCCGGAAGCTGAGCGCATTGCCCAGCAGCAGCTGCGTGAGCTGTGCGATTCGATCGGCGTGGTTCGCATGAACGACACCGTCGAGCTGCACAACAAGCCGATGCAGGTCCGCGTGAAGATCCGCAAGTCTGAGAACCCTCAGTACGAAGATCAGAACGAGATCAGCGGCTACAAGGCTGCTGGCGGTGCGGCTGCACCTGCCATGCAGATACCTGCTCGAGCTGCTGCTCCTGCTGCAGCGGCCGCACCTGCTGCTGCTGCTCCGGCTGCTGCCACGCCGCCCTGGCAAAAGAAGAGCGCAGCGTAACGATTGCGGGGAAAGCGGATGCTGGCGTGCGGCACTGCGTGAAGCGGAGCGCATTGCAGCCAGACGCAGCGAGTACCCCACCTTTTTTAGGAGACAAACATGTTTAAAGCGATTGTTGGACTGTGGCTTGCACTGACCGCCACGCTTGTGTGGGCCAACTGCACCACGCATACCTACTTTGTGAATGGCAAGACGGTCATTTGCACCACTTGCTGCTACGGCGGCAACTGCACCACCAACTGCTACTAAGGAGAAAGCAATGCAACAAAACCAACCACCCATCATCACCATCAAGATGGTCCCTGCCGGCGTTGAGCTGGTGCTCAATGCGCTGAATCAGCTGCCACGCGGACAAGTGGAAGGCCTGTGGCAAGAGATTGCCGGCCAGTACACCTATCAGATGCAGGAGCTGCAGAAGGCCGCACAAGCCGCGCAAGCTGCTGAGGCTGCACAAGCACCGGCCGCTGCTGAAACCGCGCCTGAAGCGCCGTCTGACGACGCTGGCGCTGTCTCGCCGGGAGGTACTGAATGATGTCTACCCGCATTTACGCAGTCCAGGGACTGGACACCTTTCGATTGATTGAAGCCGGCAGCAAGCAGGCCGCGATTCGTCATGCCGCAAAGGGCATCTTCTCTGCTGAAGTCGCCAATCAGAAGACACTGGTCGCTGCCATGACAGACGGCGTGCGCGTCGAGGTGGCAACGCCTGAGAAGGCTGAGGCGGAGGAGTAAGCCAGCCGGCGGTGCGGCTGGTTTTATGGCTTTTTCCCAGCAAACACCGGCAGCATGGGCTTGTGGCTCCTTATACGCGAGTGACCGTGCCGACTGACCGCCGTAAGCGGTGGCTGGGCCAACAGCCTGACACCCCGGAAAGACGGGGCCAACACAATGGAGAACACATGGCAAAACCGCCCGAACCAATGCATTCAACTGCCGCCCTGATCTATCAGGCGTATGAGAACGACGCCGACTCCGGCAACCGCCCGCACCTGGGCGCGTCCCTGATCGGCCACGCCTGCGAACGCTATCTGTGGATGACGTTCCGATGGGTCGAAGACAAGAAGTTTGACGGCCGCATGCTGCGCCTATTCCAGACCGGCGATCGTGAAGAGGCGCGCCTTGTTGCCAACCTGCGCCGCATCGGTGTGCAGGTGCATGACAAGACACCGGACGGCCAGCAGTGGCGCGTGTCCGATGTCGGCGGCCACTTCGGCGGCAGCATGGACGGCGCAGCTCTTGGACTGCCGGAAGCGCCGAAGACCTGGCACGTGCTCGAGTTCAAGACGCACAACGAGAAAAGCTTCAAAGAGCTGAGCAAGGGTGTGCGTGTGGCCAAGCCGCAGCACTACGCGCAGATGCAGATCTACATGGGTCTGACTGGAATGGACCGCGCTTTTTACATGGCGGTCAACAAGAACAACGACGAGCTGTACACCGAGCGCGTGGAGTTTGACCCGGTTGAATTCGCCAGGCTGAAGGCGCGCGCTGAGCGTGTGATCAATGCAACCGAGCCGCCGCTGAAGATCAGCGAAGACCCGAGCTGGTACGTCTGCAAGATGTGCGACTTCCACGAGCACTGCCACGGGACGGCTGCGCCGCAGGTCAACTGCCGCACGTGCGCTCACAGCACGCCGCAGATTAACGGCGAAGCGCGATGGTCCTGCTCTAGAGGCACCGCCGACTTGAACATCAGCAGTATTCCGATGGACCTGCAGCGCACCGGCTGCAGCTCGCACCGGTACATCCCGATCCTGCTGCAGAACTTCGCGACGCAGGCGGACTATGTCAATGGTGATGTTATGTACACCGATTGCGATGGCATTGTGTTTGGCAACGGCGAGAACCCTGGATCGCTGACCAGCCATGACATCCGCAACCTGAAAGCAAAGTCACTGGCCGGTGGCATGGCAGAGCTGAAGAAGGAAATCGACGAGGTCTTCGGACCAGGCAGCAAGGTGGTCGCATGAGCAATGGACTCACATGCCCTTACTGCGAGCAACAAGCCCAGCTGACTACCGGCGACTACATCTACCCGCACCGCAAAGACCTTGCATCAAAACAGTTCTGGGTTTGCTGGCCATGCGATGCGTATGTCGGATGCCACGGCAGCAGCAACCGTCCGCTTGGGCGCCTGGCCAACGAGGAGCTGCGCAAAGCCAGGACTGCTGCGCATGCGGCCTTCGATCCGCTGTGGAGATCAAGAAGATTCAGCCGCACGCGTGCGTATGTGTGGCTTGCCAGTCAACTCGGTATCAAAACATCCGAATGCCACATCGCAATGTTTGATGTCGAAAAGTGCAAGTCAACCGTGGCAGCCGTTTACTCACTGAGCGAGGTGGCATCGTGAAGCTTCGCCCCTATCAAGAGCGCGCGCTCGACGAGCTGTGGACCTGGTTCGGTAAACACAACGACGGCAATCCGATCGTCGAGGCCTGCGTTGGCGCCGGCAAGTCGCTGATGATTGCGGCTCTCGCGCAGCGAGCTGACGCCGAGTTTCCCGGCACCCGCATCCTGGTGCTGGTGCATCAGAAAGAATTGCTCGAGCAAAACGTCGAGAAGATCCTGGCCATCTGGCCGCAGGCGAACGTGGGCCTGTACAGCGCAGGCGCCGGGCGCAAAGACCTGGGCCGGCAGATCACGTACGCCACGATCGGCAGCATTTGGAGGGACGCGCACCTGCTGGGCCGCATCGACATCGTGCTGGCCGACGAGTGCCACCTGATCAACCCGAAAGAGGAAGGCATGTGGCGGGGGTTCCTGTCGGACCTGGCCAGGTACAACCCGAGCACGCGCTGCATTGGCTGGACGGGCACGCCCTTCCGCGGCAATGGCGTGTGGCTGACGGCTGGCGACACGCCCCTGTTCACCAACATCAGCACCCGGGTGACGATGCGCGAGCTGCTCGAGCTGGGCTTCCTGTCGCCGCTCGTGCCGGCCACCACGGTCACGAAGATCGACGCGCACGACGTGCGAACCAGTGGCGACGATTACGTGGTCAGCGAGCTGGCCAAGGTGACCGACACCGAGGAGCTGGTCGAGGCGACGTGCGATGAGATCGTGCAGCTGGCCGCCGATCGCCGCCGCTGGCTGGTCTTTGCCGTGACGATTGAGCATGCCCAGCACGTGCGAGACGCGTTGCGTGCGCGAGGCGTGGTGGCCGAGATGGTCAGCGCCAAGACGCCGAAGGGTGAGCGTGCGCAGCTGATTGCCGACTTCCGCGCCGGGCGCATCAAGTGCCTGGTCAATGTTGCGGTGCTGACGACTGGCTTCGATGTGCCGGCCGTGGACTTCATTGCCTTGCTGCGCGCGACCAAGTCACCGGTCCTGTACGTGCAGATCGCTGGCCGCGGGATGCGGATTGCGGACGGGAAGACCGACTGCCTGTGGGCTGACTTCACCGACACGACGATCAACATGGGGCCGGTGGATGCGGTCAAAGGCCGAGTGCCGAGCGGCGTGCGCAAGGGTGAAGCGCCGACCAAGCTGTGCCCTGAGTGCGGCAGCCAGAACCCGGCAGCTGCGACAGAGTGCATCGACTGTGGCTACCTGTTCCCGGAGCCGGAGCGCATCAAGCACGGCACACGTGCGTCGGCGGCCGCGGTGCTGAGCAGCCAGAAGGAAACGATGTTCTCGACCGTGCCGGTGAGTGAGGTGCGCTATCACCTGCATCGCAAAGAGGGCAGCCCACCAAGCCTGCGCGTGGAGTACTACGACGGCTTGATGCGCCAGGCCAGCGAGTGGGTGTGCCTCTCACACATCGGCTATGCGCGAAGGAAGGCAGAGGTTTGGTGGAATGCGCGCAGCACGATCGACGCGATACCAGGCAGCACCGAGCAGGCGCTCGAGTGGCTGGAATACAGCGACGCGATCCTGCGCAAACCGGCGGCGATCATGGTCACGAAGAAGGACAAGTATCCAGAAATCGTCTCGTATCACTGGGAGAGGGAGACAGCATGAGTCCGGCCGAGATACAAGTGAAGATCAACATCGCTCAGCGAGAGGCGGACTTCTGGAAAGACATCCTGCAAAAGAAGTCGTGCGGATTCTGCAAGCACTGGCAGCACCCTGGTTGCGAGCTGGCCGACGGCGCCGAGCCACCGGCGGATGTGGTGAAGGTCGGCTGCGATGTGTGGAATTGGGACGGAATTCCGTTCTAGGGGCGACAAGGGATTGCAGGGGGTGATGCCGGGCCGTACAATCACATTGCTGATAGTTCGCAGGGGAGCACAATGAGCATTGAAATAAGCGCCGCCGCACGGTATGTCAGGCTGCCTCTCTTTGAGCGGCTGACTGGCTACACGCAGAAAGCCGTGCGGCGCAAGATCGAATCGGGCGCCTGGCTCGAGGGGCGGGAGTACCGCCGCGCGCCGGACGGGCACATCATTGTCGACATGCATGGGTATCAAAAATGGGTAGAGAAATCCCCGGCGTAGACATCCGTGACGGCAGCCTGCGGCTGTGCTTCACGTATGAAGGCGAGCGCCATCGCAAAACCTTGCTGGTCAACGGCAAGCCCCTCGCCCCCACGAAGCCCAACATTGCCTTCGCGTCCAAGCAGATCAAAGAGATCAAGGACAAGATCCGGCTGGGCGTGTTCGTCATGGCCGAGTACTTCCCCGAGGACGGCAACGCAGGGGCGAGCCTGACAGTCGCAAGCCAGCTCGACAGCTGGCTGGCTGGCCAGCGCATCGAGAACTCCACCAAGGCCGGCTACACCAGCGCCATCAAGTTTTGGAAGAACGCGCCCTACAACGAGGCCAAGACCGGCAAGCTGGGCGATCTGCCCCTGCGCCAGCTGGTGCCCAGCCAGATCAACATAGCGATCGCCAGCAAGGCAGACCTGTCTGGCAAGACCATCAACAATTACGTGTCCGTGCTGCGCGAGGCGCTGAACTCAGCGGTCACCGATCGCGTGCTGGCTACGAACCCGGCGGACGTGGTCAAGCGCGCCAAGTATCAGAAGCCGGTCGCGGATCCGTTCAGCGCCGAGGAGCGCGAGAAGATCATCGCCAAGGTCGCCGAGCGTCACCCGGGCCAGGTGGCCAACCTGGTCGAGTTCTGGTTCTGGACCGGGCTGCGCACGTCGGAGCTGTTCGGCCTGTGCTGGCGGCACGTAGACCTGGCGTCCGGCACGATGCTGGTGACCGAGGTGGTGGTCCGCGGCGAAGAGAAGGACCGCACGAAGACCGATGTCGCCCGGACGGTCAGGCTCAATAGTCGGGCCTTGGCCGCGCTCCAGCGCCAGCGCAAGCACACCCAGATGGCAGACGACGGGAGGGTCTTCCACGACCCGCGTTACGACGCCGGGTGGTATGAGGAGCGCGCCTTCCGTCGAAGCTTCTGGGAGCCTGTATTAAAGGCGCTGGGCATGCGTTACCGCCGGCCCTACAACTGCCGCCACACGTACGCCACGGCCATGCTGATGGCCGGCATGACGCCGGCGTTCTGCGCCAAGCAGCTGGGGCACAGCGTGGAGATGTTCCTGAAGACCTATGCCAAGTGGATTGACGGCAATCAGGACGCCGCCGAGATGGCAAGACTCGAAAAAGCAATTGTCCCCGGAGTGTCCCCAGCTTCCCCTGCCGTCCCCGCAAGTGCTTGATTTTGTGGTGAAATTGGTGGGGTGGCTGATGGGACTCGAACCCATTCTACGGGGGAAGCTGGGGGTTTTGAGGGGAGCTATGTGCTTGATTCGATTTAAGCCGAATCCCCTCACTTCCCCGTCATTACCAAAGTTTGTCCCTGAGTTTGTCCCTGAAGTATCACAATGCTATTGAAATGGAGACTCCTATGAACCACCCAGAAGTTCCCCAGCATCGCGCCACCGTCACCCTGTCTGACATCACCGCCAAGGTCAAGAAGACGACCTACACGATCCTGCCAGACACCACCACGACCGTCTGCCAGCTCCACATGGAGAACGGCTACGTGATCCTGGGCACCAGCGCCTGCGTTGACCCGGCCAAGTTCAGCCAGGCAACCGGCGAGAAGTTCGCCTACGAGGACGCCATCAACAAGGCCTGGCCGCTCGAGGGCTACCTGCTGGCTGAAGAGATCTTCCAAAGGGGGAAAGCATGAGAGACGCAGAAATCAGACCCGGCCCCATTGAAATCACGCCACCCGCAGACCCTTGGATTCACCGCTCAGATGGCATGCGCTGCCGCACCTGCATGTGGTTTGTAACCAAGCCGACCGACTACCCGACCAAGCCGGATGTTCGGATTGTTGGCCGCTGCCGCCGCCATGCGCCGACGATGGGCGGCTACCCGGTCGTGTATCAAACCGACTGGTGTGGCGACCACCGAGTGGACGAGAACAAAGTATGAGCTTCGTCTGCCCCCTCCCACCCATCAAGGTGCTCGTCCGAGCCGAGTACCTATATGACCACCAGTCCGGCCACAACGACCTCGTGGAGGGCGTCTGGTGCAGCGTGAAGGCCCACCGCGGTGAGGCCTTCCGCTTTGAGACCTACCTGCCCCAGTACGCCGCCCTGTTCGACAAGCTACCGATCAGTGCGTTTCTGTGGACCGACCAGGTTCCCAAGGCCGATCTGTTGCCTTTGGACATGCTCCAGATCTGGGACGCCCTGTCGTACCACGTGACCGTAATTGAGAAGCCACTGCTCCAAGGGCTGCGGGCGCAGTTCTTCGGCAAGGACCGGCAGATCCACACCGGCCGGTACATGTTCACCCTGGACGGCTGCAGCCCGGATCCGCGAATCCCGGACTTCACTTTCGTGGAGACCATGGACGAGCACAAGTCCTACAACCTGCTGCAGCTGGACAACGGGCAGTTCGCCCTGCAGCCGAACAACCGCTGCCAGTTTTTTGACCCTGCGCTCAATCCGCAGGAGATCAAGACACCCGACTTCAAGGTGGCAACCACCAAGTACACGGTTGAGGACAAGGCGAAGTGGCGGCTGGGCGATACCACCTCTGTGACCTACGACGGGAGAACCGAATGAGCGCCGCCCTGTATTCCATTGCCAACGTGCAGCACGCCCTCATGGCGCTCAAAGAAAAGATCGCCCCGGAGAAGTGGGCCGAGACACCGCTCCCGATCATCGTCGCGCCAAGCTGGTGGATGGAAGAAGTCCGCAAGGAGATGGGTGTTGAAGAAGGCTTTGAACCCGGCGAGATCCACGGCTGCCACGTGACCCGCACGAACCATGTCAATGAACCGTACCTGCTGGATCACGATGGGGTGATGTATCCCATCTTGCCGGCCTGGCTGCGCGCCAGCAATTCAACCAAAGAAGAGGGAGACAAAGATGAAAGCAACAGTGACGTTTGAAGACGAAGGCGATCAGGTCAAGGTCAGCATTGACTTCGGCGAGGACGGCGGCAACGAACTCAGCCCAGCGCACCAGATGGCAGTCATGGCCACGCAGATGGCAGCGCAGGCAATGGGATCCATGGGCGAAGGGGAAGTGCAATGAACCGCATGAGCTACCGAGAGGTCGAGCTGGAGATCCTGCGCTGGGCAGAAGACCGTCGCATCATCCCGAACGCAACGCCCACCAGTCAGCTGCTGAAGGCAGTCAGCGAGATGGGCGAGCTGGCCGACGCAGAAGGCAAGCGCAACAGAGAACTGATTAGGGATGCCGTCGGCGATGTGATGGTGTGCCTGATCAACTACTGTGCCCTGCGCGACATAGACATCGTCTCGTGCATGGCAGACGCGTATGACCAGATCAAGGACCGCCGCGGCACGCTCATGCCTGACGGCACCTTCGTCAAAGAGTAAAGACGGGGGCATTGCCCCCATCCTTTATCTCAGACCCGCCGCTCGTTCCTTGTTGTCCTGCAGTTTCTGACGGCGCTCAAGCTTGTAGTCCTGCGCCTTCTCTTGCACCTTCTCGCTCGGTTCGTATTCCAACACTTCCTTGCTCAGGAACTTACCCGACTCAACGTCGCGCTTCATCTGCATGAAAAGCGCATTGAAGTCTCGAGCCACGCTCACTCGCTCGCGCTGAATGTCTTTTCGCATCTGAGTGATGTCAGACTTTGACAGCGAATCATCGCTGGCAATTTCCAGCTCACGCTTGCGCAGCTCGCTCATCAAGTCGGTGTAGACCTTCGCTGCTTTACCCAGCGACTGCAGGCCGACGTTCTCTTCGTCGTACTCAAACTTGATACCCATCTTTGCACGACGGCCAGCCTCGTCGGCTGCCTTCATGACATCCGCACGGCGCTTGTAGTACTCCGACAAGTCGGTGCTCTCATCAGCCTCGCCGTAGAAAGCTTTCAGGATCGGGATGTCCTTTGAGTTGATGTCAGCAACCGGGTCCATCATCTTGCTTGGGATGTTGACGAACACTGACGACAGGAAGTCGCCGGTGCCGCCAGTCACGTTGCGCACCACGTTGCGAATCGTGCCCGGAGCTAGATCAATACCGCCGGCCACAGCCGCATCGCCACCAGTTGACGAGTTCAGCCAACGCGCCAGGCGCTGCTCCCACGAACCGGCCATCGCCGGCGTGTAGTTCTCCGAGTCCGGTCTCTGGTCGAAGGGACTCTTGGCTGGCGACGTGGGCTTGCCAAACGCATCCACGCCTGCGCCGAACTGAATGCCCACGTCGACGATCGACGGGGCCGCGGCCAGCGCCACCTCCACCGGCTTGCTCGGATCGAACGCACCACCCATCGGGTTGAATGCACCAAAGACAACCGAGGTCATATTGATCGCAGCCTGACCCACGGTCTTGCCACGCTTGGCGTCTTCGCCGTGGCGCAGCACGTCAGCGATCTGATAGCCCAACGTGCTGAACACATTCAGTCCGTACTGGATTGGTATTTTCATGTACCGGCCGCGGCTGCCGACGCGGGCGTAACCGGTTCCAATCAGCGGGTCACCTGGCGGCAGCATGATGATGATGTTGCGCTGCTTGATATCGTCAGGGATCTTGTCCCAGTACGCTTGACCATCGTCGTCGTCACCACCAGTAGACGCCGCCATGAACGCCAGCGCGGTGGAAAAACCAGTCAATGCAGTCATTAGACCCATCACGTACGGGTTGCGCAGATTCTTCAGTGTCTTTGCCGTACCCTGCACGCCTGCATTGAAGAACACATAAGCCGTGTTCATCGCACTGCCCCACTCGCCCTTGCGGTTGAAGTTGGTCGACACTTCCTTCGCAATTGATGCCGCTCTTGCAGGTGACAGACCCATCTCACGGGCTGCCTTGTAGGCGGCAAAGCGGGCTTGCGTTTCGCTGTACTGGCCGACCCACTCCAGCGTGTCCAACAGACCCTTGGCCGCACGGTAGGTCGCGAACTTCGTACCGGATCCACCTTCCCAGGTCATCATCCGGCGCAGCTCTTTCTGCATGTCCTTTGTGTTGCGCATGTGCCAGCCGCCAGTGGTCGCACCTGCTGCCCGGAACTCTTCATAGATCGGGCCAGACTGTTTCGGATTGGCGTAGTTCTTGATGAACAAGGCCATTCCTTTCGGACCCAGATCAGCCAGCATGGAAGTCGATGCAAAGCCGAAGTCCTTGACTGCGTTGGTTACGCCGAACGCCGGGTTGAATCGGGTCAAGGTGTTGCGCATCAGGTTGGTAAACCAGCCAAGGTTCTTGACCAAAAACTTCGTCACCTCGCCGGTCTCGTCCTTACCAGCCTGGCGCAGTGCGCGAACCAGCAGCGGATCGTTGACCTTGATGTAAACCTCTTTGCCGTCCACCTTGACCGACACGGTGTCTTCACCCTTGTCGATCAGCTTGTTGTACTGAACCATGCCGGTCTGCTTGTTGAACGATGCCGCTGTGCGCTTGGCATCGATCTCCCACAGATCCGGGTCAGGGTTGGTGGTGACAAGATCCAAGAACTTCTTCGCGACATTGTTGCGCTCTGCTCGAGCGATCGCACGCTCGTAGTCGCTGATGATGTTCTCGATGATGTGACCAGCGCGCGACGTTCTACCCAGAGCGCGAACAGTTTCTTTGCCGCGGATGTTGAATCCCTTGCCGCCACCCACCCGTGGGCTGCGCACCTGCTCACCTGAAACGAGATCGCTCTCGTCAGTGATAAAGCCACGCAGCGGTACGTAGTAGCTGTATTGATTTTCGTATGCGTCGAACTCATCCTGCGAGATCAGACCCTCATCCAGCAGCACCAGTCGGGTGGTGGAGGTGATCGCCATCAGATCCTTGTGGATGTCCTGCAGATCCTGCAGTTTGCCGTCAGCCTGATACGCATTGATGATGTCGTCGGCTTCCTGATCCGTCATGCCGGAGCCTTCGTCGGATGCCAGTCGCGCGTTACGCGATGACATCTCCGCGTTGCGCTCTTTCGCATGCATCGCATAGGCGTACAGCGCCAGGTCGCTTGTCTCGAGCTTGGCCGCACGGAGCTTGGCCAGCATTGGCTTAACAGTCTTGTCCTTGAACTCAGTGAGCTGCTCTTGCAGGCGACCGTACGAAAGCGCCTCTGCAAGGTAAACGTCCTGAGCCTCGTCGACCACGCCGCCCTGCTCCGCGATCGCGTCCTGCACTTGCTTCATGCGCAGGAAATAGTCTTGCCAGATTCGCCGCTGTTTTGCCGTGAGTGTCTCGCCTTTCAGGTAGAACTTCTGACCTTGAATAGGCTGCTGCCGCGGGCTGAAGCGGATGTCGTCAAAGCTGTCCACGTTGGCCAGCATCTGAGGTGACAGGCGCTCACCTTTGCCATCGAGCACAGCCTGCAGACCGCGCAGGATCGGCGCGTCTGAGCGCAGGCCAAGCAATCCCTTGGCCTTCTGCAGCATCTCGCCCAACCACTGCTTGGCCTGGCGGATCCACGAGCCTGCCTCATAGCGGCGCTTCAGGATGTCGGTCGCATTGACCGCCCAGTACTCGCTCGGGTTGACCAGCTGATAGTGATCGTCAGCGCTTAGCGTGCCGTCGGAGAATGCATTGCGGACAAGCTTCTGCGCAGCCTGATCACCGGCCATTGCAGGCAGCATCTGCTCAAGTGCAGCGCGCTGCTTTTCGTCAGCCTTCGACAGCGCTTTGCTGTACGCATTCGCCCACTCTTTGCGGATGCCATCTTGCACAGCAGACGGCATCATCCGCTCGGTGTGGTGCAGGATCTCGTGAACAGCGGTGCCCTCGTTCGCCCTGCCTTTGAAGACCCGCATGATCTCGGCGGCAGGGTTGTAGTCGCCGGCGGCACCGCGCTGGTTGGCGGGCTGCTCGCGCACGCTGATGCCAAGACCTTCTGCCATGGCAGGGTTCTGAGCCAGCGCCCACAGCGCAAACTCGGTTGTATCGTAGTCGACCTCGTTGCGACGGCGAGCTGCCAGCAGTTTCTCGCGGACGATGTCTGCGCCACGCTCGCGCTTGCTGAGGATGCGGTTGGCTTCCTTGGTCGCAGTGACATTGGCCATGCGGTCCGCAAGCAATCGCACCTGAAGCTCGAACTCAGCAGGCGTGAGCTTGCCGTCGTCGAGCTTTTTGATGATGCCGTTTATCTTGCGCGACGCCTGCACACGCGGCGTGTCAACGATCTGGTATCCCTGGTAAGCCAGCTGGCTGATGCCGCTGCGGTCTTCGCGCTGGCTGAACGCCGGCATATCGCCGACCAGTCCTTCGCTCCAGGTCCACTCTGGCATCAAGCCAGTCTTTTGATCAGCAAAGACGGTGTCCTCGACCTTGGCGGTACGGTTGCTCTCGCCGTAAGGACCGTAATTCAGCCAGCTGTTTTGACCGCGGGTCTCGCTGGTAATCGCGCCTCGTGCGCTGCCAGTGAACAGACGCACGTGCGCCTGCCAGGCATTCTCTTCGCCTTGCTCCCGGAAGCCGGCGCCCTCGAGGCCATGGCCGAATGCATCATGCACTGCACGGAATAGGTCGTTGGCCAGCACACGCTTTTGCTTGCCGTACACCGAGCCGTACGGCCACGTGATGCCGGTGTCCTGCAGCATGACGTTGTCAACCGGCGCTTCGGTGGTGCCAAACCCCGCTTCGGTCGCAAAGACGCCCATACGCTTCTTGGCCCGCAGCTCGCGCATCGCGTTCCACGGATTGCCGTCGTAGGGGTCGTTGGTCTCGTCGAAGAAATAGAACTTGTAGCCAGCCTTTTCCAACGCCTTGTATTGCGCAATGGTCTGACGGACTAAGTTCTCGTAGGCTTCCTTGACCGCTGGATCTTGAGGCGCATGAGGCATGTCCTCATACGCCTGCGCGATGCGCTTGGCGCGCTCTGGATCTACTTGGACGTATTCGGCTTGACGCTTGAGGTCGATGCCGTTGTCTCGGGCGTACTGCTCTGCGACTGCGACGAGCTGCTCGTCTGGCCCCGTGGCGCCGTCAATGCGCGGCGCACCATCGAGCGGCGCAAGGCCTCTGCCTTGATCGCGTCCTGCTCGGTCTCCGGCGTCGCGTCGGCTGAACTTGATTTCGCCGGCATCGCCCCATCCGTACTCGTTGCTGAACTCGGTGAAGACGCGCTGGACCCTGGGCGCGAGTACAGCTCTGGCCCAGTCGAGAACATCGGATCGTCCGGCGGCACTAATCCTTTGTACGTAGCTTTCCCCATTCGGGTTCTCCTTCCAATTATTTGTCGGCATGTCGCCATCGGAAGCGAACACACGGTATTCGAACTCAGGCAACACCCCTTCAGCAACCGAGACAATGTCGGACTGAAGTATGTCGTTTGTGATTATACCAAAGTTCACAACTCTTATACCAGTGGGCGAGCTAACAAAAGCGAAGCTGTCCTGCCAGCCTTCCTTGCCGTTGTCGGCCATCCACTGGCCAACCGCCTGCTCGAGATCCGCCGCCTCGCGGGGGTTGATCGGCCTGCCAAGGTTGATGTCCAGGCCGTTCGCGTCGCGCTTCGTGCCGGCGTAGAAGGGGCGGTGCCAGCCCACGCCCTCCTGCCGGGCGACCAAGCCGGCCACCGCGGCGTACACATTGAGCGCCTCGGCCTGCGCCGGGTCGACCTTGGATTTACCCTCTTCGCCCTTGGCCGGCGCCATGGCCACGCCAAGCTGGGTGCTCGGCGACACCTCGCCTTGCCACACGCCGGGGACCAGGATGTCGTTGTCGACAAGCAAGCCCAACCGCATGGCCAGCATGTCGTTGCCCTGCTCATCAAAGAAGGTCTTCTGGACGGCCTGCTGGAAGGCGACCTGCTGCGCATACGGCGCACTGTGAATCCCCGGCAGAACGCCTGTGGTGCGGCCAGGACGGGCCTCAAAAGAAACCTGCCCGATGTGGCGCTTCAGGCCATCGCCAAAGTCAAACTTCGCCTGCTGCGTGTCGTCCTTCGTGACATCGTGTTCGAACGAATACTTGAGCCAGTTGTCGCGATGCTTTTGCGCATCGATGATGACGCGTTTCTTCTTGCCGTCGGCGTCGCGCTCAAAGCGGATCCAACCTTTCTTCTCGCTGCTTGCCTCGGTGCGCTTCTTAACTCCGGCGTTTTCCATCCGTGCCTTCATCGCCACCCAGATGGCAGCCTGCACTTGCTGCGGCTCCCAGCCCAGCTCAGCAGCCAAGCGGTTGGTCTCGTTCTCCATGAACGCATACTGTGTCTGGGTCGGCGCATCGTTGTCGTACTGACCGGCACGCATCATCCACATGTCGATCGTTGCGCCCTGCTTGCCGGCGGTCGAAGGATCGATCTCGCGCAGTAGGTTGAAGAAGAAGTTGCCGGTCTTCTCGCCCTTCCAGAATGCGTCGACATCCTGCATCGCCTCGGTCGCCTTGCGATCCTGGCTGCCAGTCTTAACGCTGATCGGCTGGCCGTTCTTGTACTGCGCCCACGCACGCAGCGCGAACGTGGAGTTGGCATCAACTTTCGCCTGCGGTGAGTAGATCGCCAGCAGCGCAACGAACTTGCGCGCTTCCTGCACGTCGCCGCCCACCATCTTCAGGACTTCTTTGCCGCTGTTCTCGTACCAATAGCGACCCGGCGCGCCCTCGTCCGCCAGCTGGCGCAGGATCTTGCGCAGTGTCGGAATCTTGCCCGGCGTGTTGAATTTCGCAGGCGCACCGATGTACTTGCCGTCCTTCATGGGCAGCTTGTCGAGCACCGCGCCGGCTCGGCTGTATGCAGTCTTCCTGCCTTCCAGCGCAGCCTTGACTCGAGGCGCTGCAGACGTGGTGAACACGATGCCGTCTTTGGTGACGCGACCCTTCACGTCATCCGGGATCTGCGCACGGATAGCATCCGGGTCACCGTAGACCACGGCCGTGCCGTCCTTCATCGTGCGAACTTCAAAGTCACCTACCTGTTCTGCGCCACGGCGGGACATGACAGGCTCGGCTGTCTGCTCTGTCTGAACCTGCACTTGCTGTTCAGCCAGGTTGCCTTTGCGGAACTGGATCAGCGCATCGCGCGCCACCATCTTGGCTTTGTTCAGATCGCGGATGTACTGGTCGACCTTCGCGGACTCTTTGGTGCCCTGAGTCTTACCGCCCTTCAGCTTGGCAATCAGGTTGTCGACGACGGCCAGCCAGCGCCGCACAAAACCTTCGAAGCCCTGCGGATCTTGCTGTGCCAGATCAATCAAGAATTCCCGGTCTTGCGCACGGTTGCCAAGGAAGTCGGCAACCATCTCCGAGCGCGTGGCCGGTGCAGTCATGAACGCCTGCACCTTAGCTTCACGCTCTGCGGGATCGGCAATCTTTGCAAGATCAGCCTTGTGCAGGAAGTTTTCGATGTAGGCGCGCTTGCCCTCATCGGTCATGTCATCAAAGATGCTGTCAAGCTGCGCGGTAAATTCCTGCGCAGACTTGCTGCCAGAAGCTGCCAGCTGCTCTGCTACGTGACGCAGCTCGTGCAGCACCGTCTTCGGTGCATCGATCGCTGTTGAATCAAGCGACGTGTTGACGAACGCAATACCGCCCAGCGCAAACCCGTTGTCGCCCCTTGGATCGCTGTATGCGACAACGCGATTGCCGGTGCCAGTCGCATCACCAAAGATACGGCCAAGCGCGCTGACAGTGGTCTCTGCATCCGCATCGGGAGTGCCGAGCTTTGGCGCATCCGGCAAACGACCGCGGGTGACAAGATCATCTAGGTACGCTTGTACGCTGGCTCGAGAATCGGGAGCGCGTGGATTTCGGGCAAACTCTGCAAGGACGGCGTCAGGCACCGGCGACTGTCGGTCGAGGAGGTCTGGGAGCTGTCTTGCTGAGGCTGCTGGTACTTCTTGTCCTTGCGCTTCTGCTTGGACGGCTTGAGCGGTTTGAGCGACACGGGGCGTCTCCTGTGTGGGGGCGTTCAGCCCAATGGTTTCCACGGTGCCGGCGGCGGTTCCGGCGGCGGGTAATGCTTGTCTTGTGGGGGCAGCGGGTACTTGGGCATCGAACTTTTCGTATCCAGCCAAGCGGTACTTACCGCTCGGCATTTGCTCAACCTTCCAGTCGAGCGTGGGGAACATGCGCTGACGGCCAGGCAATGCCTGCCCGGCGTCAGCCTCGGTGACATAGCCATCTCCACGCCGGCCAGTCCATTGCTCAACCGGCTGTGTATTAGCATTGTTATCTTGCTGCGGATTCAAGGCAGCCTGAACACGTGCGGCCAGGTCCTGATCAGTGGCGCGCTGGTCAACCTGCGGCAGCCTACTTAGACCGGGAGGCAGTTCTCCGGCTCGGCCTCGAGCAGCCACATCCGCCCCAGCATTGGCTGTAATGCTTCCGGCATCTCCACCAATTCGTGCGGTGTCATCGATACCAAGTCCTGGAATGCCCAGGCTTCCGCCAAGCTGATCGCTCCCTGTGAGACTGCCCAAGCCAGTTGCGGCTCTAGTTGCGCTATCTGTGCTGACATCAGGAACCTCCGTAGAAGCAGGAACAATGATCGGAGCCAGGCCAGCCTTCGCGCTTGGGCTGTCGGCAGGTGTGAAGTTCATCTCGCTGCGCATAGGCGCAGCTGTAGCAACGTCGCCGGGTGGGCGCGTTGTCTGCGAAGGGTCAATCAGTGTCGGGTCATACGTCTTGGGATCCAGCAGGTACGTGGCTGTGAGATCACCCGCGCTGGCCATCTGATCCTGCTGTTGCTGCTGCTGCGCGTCTTTGTACTGACTGCGAATGGCAGCTGCACTGAATGGCGCCGACGTGACGAGCGCGGTTCCCATTGCTTCTGGAACGCCCTCAAACAGCGACTGCTTAGGATCGACAGTGCGAGTCACCACGTTACTGCCCAGCTGCGTGCCGCCCTCCTCGAGCTGCTCACCGACCAGATCTTTGCCGGCGGTCTTTGCCATCCCCTTGACGGTCAGCGCCTCTGCCGCAGTCTTACCCAAGCCTCGAGAAGCGATCGCAGCCTCAGCACCAGCGTAGCCAAGCAGACCAAGCGGAGCGGTAATTAGAGCCGCCATCCTGGCCTTGGTCGTGGCGATCTCTTCGATCGCCTGCGACTCAGTCTTGCCTTCCTTAACCAGCTTCTGGAAGTCGGGGTTCTGCCTCCAAACGGACAGAGGAACTTTGTCCCGGTCGGTCAGGTTTTCGTACACGTTGCCAGCCGCATCACCGCCAGCCATGACCATGGATGCACCCACGCCGCCGGTCGTTGTGCCGATGGCTCTACCGGCTGTGGAAAGACCGCCGCCGGTGATTGCCTCGCTCACAGCGACAGCAGGACTCACCCGGCCAGCAACATTCACTGCGCCAGATGTAGCCGCGCCGACCACTCGTGCTGCGCCCACAATGCCAAGGAAGTTCGGCAACTGTTTGGCAGCTTCAGAAATAGTCAGCGTTGGGTCAGTGACGAGCTGCTGCACTGTCGCCACGTACTGATTGAAGAAACCTTCTTCGCTGAGAACACGCTCCCTGAAACGCTCACGGCTTGCCTTCAGGACATCGGACTCTGCCGCCTGCAGTTCCTTCTGCGTCTCGCGCAGTGTCTGAGCAATCTCGCTGCTGGGCGCAATGATGTTGATGGGTAGTTGAACGAGACCGACACCACCCTGCGACAGACTTGAGATTGTGTCGATCGCCCACTCACCAGGCGTTCTAAACTCTTCTGCCTTGGCGTCGCGTGCTCCACGAATATTGACCGGGTCTTTTGCTTTCTTTACCAGCTCACCAAAGCTTGGCGCGTTGACGCGCTCCATACCTTTGGCAGTACGCTGAACGACTGCGTTGTCGCTCTTTGCCAATCCGCTGCGCACAAGGTCAGCTTGAGATGCAGTCTCGGAAGAGATGGGGCCGGCACCGTACGACAAACGGCGATCCAAGTCAGAACGCACTTGCTCGGGCGTGGCTTTGTAACCATCCATCACGCTCTTTGGTTCCGGCTTGAAAAAGTCGGCCACGCGCTGAATGATGCCGCGCTCATCCTTGGCAGGATTCAGCGGGTTGTCGACAGTGTCGCGCTTGCCTGGCTGGGGTGCAGCGCGGGGAACTGATGTGGTAGCAAGGAACTGATCCCTTGCAATAGACAAATCTTCTTGCGGAACTTGAGGCGCGATCACCGATTCAAAATACTGGTTACGAGCCTCTTCCTGTTCTTCAAGAGAGAGGGCCTGGAATGCGGGGCTTCCCGCTACGTCAGACCATTTCTTTGCCATAGTTTATTTCCAGAGAGTTGAATAATCTTTTTTGCCAGTGTTCTTGTCACCAGTTTTTGAAGCCGATGAAGGATTAGCATCTCCCCGCGCTTCTCTCATTTGCTTCAACACATTGTCGAGATCTTGTTTCAATTGATCGCGACGCTTCGGATCACGCTCATCCTTGATTGCTTTGCGAAGTGTCTCGGCTTGCGCCTCAAGCCGGACTTTAGGGCTGCTGCTGTTTGATCCACCACGACCAGTACGCGGGCGACTTGCGCTGATGGTCGCTGCATCAGCCCTCTGCTGATCGATAGGAAGCTTCGCCTCAAAACGCTCTTGCTTGTTTTCAAGCTCAATCTGCTTCAGCACACTGGTGCGAACATCCTTGTAGTAGTTGATGATGTTCTGATCAGCACCAATCTCAATCGCGGCCTTCGACTCGTCATCAATGCGTCGCAGTGCGCGCTGACTAGGATCACCAGCACCGTCGATGTAACCAGCCTTGCGGTAGACATCGCGGTACTGCGGATTCTGTTTGATCAGCTCAGCGAACTGCTCTGGCGTGGTACTCGGAGACTTGCCTTTGATCTGCGACGACAGTCCGGCCAAGCGTTGGGTGTCAGCCTCAAGCTGGGTCGCATCACGCTGCGCCTCAACCTCATCAGCGCGCTTGCTAATGTCAACCAAGTCTTGCTTCGCTCGTGCGCGGGTGGCCTCGAGCTTCTCTTCAGCCAACTTCGCTTTCAATCGCTCAAGCGCCTCAGCCTTCTCTTGAGCAGCCTTGGCAGCCGCGTCTTGGCGGTCAAGCAGTGCAGCATCTCGAGCAGCCTGCCGCTCGGCAGCCGCTTCGTAGCTCTTCTCTTGACGCGCAGCGTAGGCATCCTCACGCGCAGCCTGGCGGCGGTCTGCAATGTCGGCAAGCATGAACCTGCCAAACGAATCGCCCGCGTCAGAAATGCCTTTACCGATTCCAGCCCAGATCAGACCGCTGCCCATAATTACACCTCTTCTGTGTTCTCTTCCGCTGCTTGACGGAACACCGACGGATCAACTTGACTCATCGCCTGGTCAAGCTGAGACGTATCCAATCCTTGCTCTTGCAGATAGCGAAGAACCATTTGCTTGAATGCCATCGCTACATTCTCCGGCTGCGGATCAAGACCAGACGCGTTAGCGATCTCCACTACTTCTTCGAGAACTTTCATCGCCAACGGCACAAGCAGCTCGTCAGGTACTTGCCCGTTCGTTCTCTCATCTATAACTGCTGTGATATCGTAGGCAACATTCGCCAACGCATCTGTCAGATCGCCAGCAGATTTCAACTGCTTTGATACATCCATGGCAGCTTCGTTGCTGTACAAAGACTCCATCGCCAGCGCAAGAGCTTCCTGAAACTTCGGGTCGCTTTCGTCAACCTCTGGCTCACCTTGATTGGCACCCATTGCCATCTCTGGCGGCATGCCCTCTGCTTCCTGCATTTCATTTGCAATTAATCCGGCCATGATTTACTCCTTATGCAGTTGGCATCGCGTACGGGTTGTAGGGCGCCAAGCGGCGGCGCATGTCTTCTGCGTACCTTTCTTGTGGCGTCATGTAACCGGCAACCAGACCGGTCTGCGGGGATTGCGCATACGTTCCAGGTGATGAAGCAGCAGGGTCTGCGTTACCAGAACCCGACCACCAGCTTGTGCCGACGTTTTCGTTGTAACGATTGCGAGCCAATTGAGCTTGCTCTTGCTCGTACCTGCGCTGCTCTTCCATCGCCTTCTGCTGACCAGCGCCTTGGATCGCGCCCCCTGCGAGCTGCATGCTGCCCTGCACAGCAGCCATCTTTCCGTAGTCACCTAAGCTGTTCCAAGCGCCGGAGATAATGCCGGGATTGGGAGGTGGCGCAGTTACGGCTTGAGCTGGTGAAGTCCAATATGTACCTGGCGTAGTAGCGGCACTAGCCGGCGCTGAAGATAAAGTTGTGCCAGCCGCGGTCTGGCCGCTCGGGCCAACGCTTCCGTATCCACCAGCGCCAGCAGGGAAGCCGCCACCAGCAGCAGACACAGCCGCCGCATTCGCTGCGTTTACCGCAGAAGAACCAGCTGCATAAGAGCCGGTAAAGCCGCTGCCAAGCGAGCTGCCTGCTGCTGAGAATTGGCCGCCCATCGCCGCGCTTGCCGCGCCGGTTAGACCAGACCAAGCGTTTGCGATGCCAGCCGTAGCGCCCTTTAGGGCGCCCCCTATAGTCCCCATAAATCCCGTGCTGGCAGAGGCACCTCCCATGGCCCCCATGATGGCTGCGCCACCAAAGTAAACGGTTGCCGCAGCAAGCAAGACTTTGCCGATCGGAGACTTGGCAACACTCTTGACGACGTTGACTACACCTTTGACGACCTTGCCAATTGCTCGGCCAACACTCTTAACAACTTTACTCATGATGCACCTCTTACGTATGTGAGATTTAGCGACTCGCGTGAGAACCCGACCCGTTTAAAGAATCGAACAAGCCTCGGATCAACACCAGGCTCAAGCTCAATGATTGCCAGCTTGATGGCTGGACGACTCTTTACCCAACGAACAAACTCCCGCAGCAATGGCAAGCCAGCACCCGGTACACGGCTGTAGTAAAGCAGCACGGAGCACTGCATCCGTTCAAACCAGAATGCTGGCTGTACACACGCCCCCATTGCCGCCACCACCTTGCCCGCATCTTCAGCAACCCACACAAAGTGCGCCGGCCCCAAGCACGTCTTAGCCGTCTCTGCCATCGCTTCTCGGTCAATGCGCACCGGCAGCGGGTCTTTCGACACCGACTCAACGGCGATGTCAACGATGGCTGGAATGTCGCTCATGGTTGCTTTTCTAAAGATCATGCAGTCGGTAAACCTGGAATGGTTGTTCCGTAAAACTTGTTCGCCCACGCAATCTGCGAGTTCGCGTAATTAATCACGCTTTGAATTGCACGGCTCTTGGGGCTTGATCCAGCCGGAGCCGTTCCATCAACCTTTCCACTCAAGTTCGGATCAGCACCAATCGTGTTAATGCTGGCAGCCGTTGTGTTACTGATCTGCAAAGCAAAGTTCGCCGGAATCTGCGAGTTGGTCAGGTTTTTCTGGAAAGCTTGCGCATCGTCTTGCAAGAAGATTTGCTGCTGACGATCCAGTCCTGCCTGCGCAGCAGTGAACGACTGCTGCATCTGAGTGATCGCAACCTGATGCGCTTGCTGATCGTTCTGCATCTTCTCCTGCTGAACACGATCCAAGCTCGACTGAGAAGCGGCAAAGTCGTTCTGCGCTTTCTGCAAAGCCATCTGGTTGGCCGCGCTCTTGTCTTGCAAGAACGCCTGCTGCGCGCGCTCGAGGGCAGACTGCGAAGCAGAAAAATCCTGCTGGAATTTTGTGAGGTCTTTCTGCAGCACTGCTTGACGCTCAACCAATGTGGTTTGCTGCGTACGGTCAAGAGCCGACTGAGCTGCATTAAAGTCGTTCTGCGCCTTCTGGAGCGCCATCTGATTTGCTGCGCTCTTGTCCTGCAAAAATGCTTGTTGAGCACGATCCAATGCAGACTGAGCGGCAGTAAAGTTTTGCTGACTGGTCTGCAGGTTGGTCTGCAGACTACGATCCAACGAAGATTGCCCGGCTTGGAACGTCTGCTGCTCGCGCTGCAAGGAGGTCTGCTGCGTACGATCCAGCGCACTCTGCGCAGCCGCAAAGTTCTGTTGAGCCACTTGCAAAGCTTGTTGAGCTTCAATGCTCTTGTCTGCCAATGCAGTCTGCTGCGCACGGTCAAGCTGTGCCTGAGCAGCCGTAAAGTTCTGCTTGACGTTTTCCAGAGTCGAAGTGAACGACTGCGACCCCAGACGCTCAGATGTCGTGAACTGACGATTGATGTTGGATTGACCGGCCTCAAACTCTTGAGCACCTTTCTGCAAGCCAAACTGGTTGATGGCACCAGCGCCAAACTCGTTGGCGCGATTTGTCGCACCCATGTTTTCAGATGCCGTCACCGCATAGGTCTGCGCATCCTGCTGCGCCATCGGCAGCGCACGGTCAACCATGGCGGCCACGCCTGCGCCCTGATTCATGGAGCTGTTGACCAGACCCCGCTGCGCCATGCCTTGTGTGGCCAGCGTTCTGGCGCGCTGCATAAGCGGGCTGTCTTTTGACAGGATGCTGTTGACCTGCCCTTGTACCGTCTCAGTCTGGGCGTTGACTTGGCGCGTCTGTGGATCGTAAGTTGCGACACTGTTAGACGGCGGCAGCGCCGAAGCTACCAAGCCAGTCGTTGTGTTCGGATTGGTCGCAGACTTCTGCTGGGTGTCAAAGGGGTTTTGAACAGTCGTAGCCATCTCCGGCCTTTCAAACAGAAACGCCCCGACAAAGCGGGGCGAGCGCGGGCTGCGAGAAAGCGCAATAACCCGCAGTCAATTCTAAACCAATGTGATACTCAATGCCAATCATTTCTGCCTCAAGGTTTCGTACTGGGTGAGGCACTGCCGGAGGGCTGCCCGGAGTTCGTCAGCTCGGGCAGCTTCCCTTGCAAGAAACTCTGCATCCGGTCGAGAAAGCTCGGCTCCAGTACAACTTGTGACGGCGGGTCCAGTGCTGGTGGCACCGGGCACGGGACGGGCTTCGGGGGTGGGGCGCTCGGGGCGCTGGCGCAGGCTTGCAGTAAGAGCAACAGCCCTAGCGTTAAGGTCACGGATCTCACGGTCTTTGTCCTTTCTGAGTTGATCGGCAGTTGTCTGCAGTTCCTGCTCCTTTTGCCGGGCTGCTTCCATCGCCATGGCATGCGCTTCAGCCTGCTGGGTGCGCTCTTTGTCCCACTGCTGCTGGACATGCGCCCGGCCAGCCGTGTCGCCCTTCATGTAACCGGTGACCGTGGCCACGCTTAGCGCCACCACGAACCCGACGATCAGCCACGGGTTCATTTCTGCCCCGGCACTTTTTTGCCTTCAAGCTTCTTGTGAACCTTGATGGTCTTGCAGACTTCCTTCTTAGTCTTCGGATCTTCCCGGCAAACCTTCTTCATCTCCCCGCCGGCAAACGCGACCAGGGGGACAAACGCAATAAGTGCAATCAGCTTTTTCATCGGGATCTCCTTTGGGTTATATGCGGGCAGATGGGCCGGGTTCCGACAGCTCCGGTTCGTCCGCGGCTGGTGGTGCTTTCTTGCCGGTGTATCCCGTGGCTACCTGGCTGCTGGAAAACGTCGGCTCAATCCGGCGTGGTGCCGGCGCAGGCGCTGCTGGTGCTATCTCCGGCACGTTGTTACTGGCTGTGCCATTGAGCTTCTCCTGCGTACGGCCCCAGGCTGCCAAGCCAAGCACGGCGCCCATGGCCATGTGAAACAGGCCGGCGCCCTGCAGCGTCATCGGCTGCCACTGCCGGAACGCGTCGTTCGCAGACTCGGTTTCCCAAAACTGGATGACCGCCCACAGAATCGGTGCCAGCACGAAGTCGAAGATGCACACGCCCATGTACATCCAGCCCATGGCCGGACGCCACTTCGTGTTCATCCAATCGTCTTTGGCCTGCTCGCTCTTCGATTTCTTTGTCATGTCAGCCTCCCAAAACATGCAGCGCGTGTTCGTAATGCTTGATGCGATCCGCCAAACCCAGCTCGCCGCCATTGATCGCACGAGTCAGACCCCGGATGTCACCCTTGTCGGCAAAGCGGTTCAGATTGTTGGTCTCCCAAAACCAGCAGGCTGACTGCGCCGCACCCTCAAACGTCATCAGGTACTCCGGCACATCATCGATGTCCATCTCGAGCGAGTCGGCAAACGCCTGGTAGTTGTTGCGGCCAGTCAACTGAATCAATCCGCGGCCGCAGAACCGCCAGCCATCGCCGCTGGCCTCGTCGCCGTTGCCCATGCGGTTCGCGTACGCCCGATTGGCGATGTGCATCTGCTTGCCGATGCGGGATGCGTAATCATTGGCGATCGCGTCGGTCGGGAAGTACCGTGGCCAGATCTTGCGCAGTGTGGCGGCTCTGTAGTTCAGGTTCTCTTTCAACGTCGTGAACCCGCCAGACTCGTGGGCGCACTGCGCGACAAATGCAGCAATGCGATTGGGGGTGTTGATGTCGTAATCGGGAAGCAGCTGCTCAAGCGCCGCGTGCCAGTCGGCGACATACGGATTCTTTGGCAAAATCTTCCTGAGTTGTGCTTCCGTCATAGTCAATCTCTCCTATCTATTTCCGCATCGTTTTCCTTTTTGATCTGCCTTCGCAGCTCACGCATTCGCTTGACTTCTTCTACTGCTAAACCTGTTGCTCTCTCTGCCATGTACCTTGCGTTGTTCATGTCCATGTACATGACGCCCATGACCGGCAGCGCGATCACTAGCACAAGACACAAGACCACCACGGCGACGAGTAGAGACCACGGTACGTGTGGCTCGTCCGAACTAGAAGGAGCACTCCGACGTACCACGCCACGACGAAAAGGATTGCTCCAACCCATACCGCTTCTTCCTTACGCTTTCTTTTTAACCTGCGCCTATGCACTGCCTCTGTTTGCAATCGTGCGGTCTCCCGCCTGTGCGCCTCATCCTGCTCGACAACAATTTGCTTCCACATCTTTTCGTACTTCGTCCACAAGTCACCCAGCTCCGGTGGCGCCTTGTAGACCATCGTCTCGCGAAGCTCTGCCAGCATTGCATCCAGCCTTGAGCGGATGATCACGCGGTTTAAAGCGCGCTTGCTTACCGACTCACTGCCGGTGTAAATCTCCTTGGCCTGAGCCTCCTGCTCGATGAACGCTTTGCCGATCGCGTCGTAGGCGTCCATCAATGCGCCCAGGTCATTGCCGATCTGCAAGAACACATCGTTCGGATCAGACCTGCCAATCTCCTGCACCCGCTGTACTTCTTCGTTGTACTGAATCTTCTGCGCGTTCGTCGGATTCGGGATCTTCTGAAACTGCGACTTCAAATCATCCAGTACATCCTTAACCTCGCCTGCGGCGCCCTTGATGTCCTTGTAGAGCTGACATCCTTTCTTAACTGCCGCAACAGCAGCGTTGGCAGCAGCAAGTAAGGTGAGCGGATCCACTTCACTTGTCGGCTTTCTCGTTCACCCGGTCAAACAAAAGACCAATGGCGTCCTTAACTTCTTTGAAGCCCTCCCTCATGTCAGCCTTTAGTTCGCCAACGGCTTCGCGGAAATCTTGTCGACGAACGAAGTCTTGGTTGACCTCACGGTTCAACTCTTTGACATCTTTGCGAAGCTCTGAAATCACATCCCAGATCATCTTCAAGACCCATCCCCCTGCGGCACTTGCTACGCCAATCAATATGTTGAAAAGAATCTGTCCGTCCATGCTCACCCCAAGAAATGAAGCTTGTAGATCGTGGAGTCGTACAGAGCCACAATCTCATCAATAATGTTTTGCATCTGCGTCTCCTCCTTCGGCACCGCCTTGTAACGATTGGCGACAATCCATTTGCGCTGAGACTGCAGAGCCGCCTTGATCTCACTCGGAAACTCGTTGTCCAACAGCGGGATCTGAATCAGCTCCAGCATCGCGCCCTGGTACGCCTCAGCGATCTGATCAGCCAGATCAATCACTGCCGGGTAAAAGCCGCCCAACGCCTCGTGCTTGGCAAAGCTGCCCGGTCCAGTCGCGGCGAGGTGCGCCCGGTGGGCGAGGTCTCGAGCGAGAAAAAGTACTGCGATGAATTGGCCGATCATGGTCGCTCCTACATCATTGTGATACTTCAGGCTCGACTTCAACCTGGATCAGGCCAGCCTCAATTGCCATCGATGTGAATTCCGCTTCGTCGGCGAAGACGTAGAAGAACGTCTCATGCCCCGCGTACACACGGCTGGGGCTGTTGGGCGTGACCTGCTTGTCGGCAAACGCCTCGACCGGCTCTGGCGTGTTGACGTGCCAGCCGGGGAGCGCGGCCATGACCGGCAGATCGTTG